CATAATTCTCAACATCGTACTTCATATAAACTTTGAGTGTAGCAGAAATCAATTGTGCTTCTAGCATTCTTTGTATTTCAATCATTTTTTCTTTATGTGTCGTTTAGCAAACTCATTCATTTCTTTGAGGAATTCTTTAAAAATTTAAAAAGGAATATTTTACATCCACTTTGCCTAACAATAAGATTCAATTGAAGTTTCTCAATAATATCTTCAAGACTGCGTTTATGCCATATAACATTAGAAACATTATGTTCATAATGGTCTATAAACTCCACTTCCATTCCTGATGGATTTTCAAGTGCTTTTACAATTGCTTTCATATAAAGTATTGTAGATCTTCCAGTTTGTCTGTTTTTCTGGTCTTCGTATTTTTGTAGAACAGCATCAAGTTTTGAACTATTCAAGCATTCATTCAATTCCTTTACTGCTTTGTAAAGTTCATCTGCGATTTGATTTTTGTAGTTATTCATAGGATTCCAATATCGAAAAGTTGTTTGAGTTCCTTATGTAGTTCTCGTAGGTCATCATAAAGTCCTCCATATGAGAAATGCTCTGTTGATTTTGCCGATTGTAGAAGATTATAGAGTTGTCTTCCTTGTTCTTCTGTTAATTTGATGGTATAATTTTTGGTAATTTCAATCATTTTCCATACATCCTTGTGAGTTTTCTTTTTTCAATTTGTCTAATTTTTTCTTTTTTATGTCTTTTGATACGAGCATTTGTATGAATCAAAATCTGCTCTGCGGTTTGAGTAATGAGTTCTTGTGTGATATGAGAACACTCACATTCTCTGGGGATAAATGTATTATACTTTTCTCCAAAAGGCAACCAACCACGATTGAATGTTTTTTCCAAATATGCTACACACTCTTCACCTTTTTGATTGAATGGTTGTTGTGAAAGATAGTGCAAAGCATCGTGTTCCAATTGTGCCATAAATATTTCTTCAGATTTGAGTGAAAGATTGTATTTTTGAATATTCACCTCAATCTCTCTGAAACTAATAATCATTTGAGGCAGAGTAGATACAAAGTGTTTGAGGTCTGTCATCAATTTAATTGCTTCTGGAAGTATCATACCACAAAGAAAATCAGTTTTCAAGTACCTCTGTGCCAGTTCCAAAAGTGTCTTTATGTGGTTCTTTAGTCTTTACCCGACCAGATACCCATCCCTCTCCAGGATATTCTAAACAAAGTTTTTCATTTCCAGAACCATCATTCCACCATTTATTACCTTTTCTCAATTTACTTAGTTTTCTTTTGGTTTCTTCTGAGTGAGATTTACCTTTATGTGCCTCACTTATTTTTCTTTTATGCTCTTCTGAATGAGTTTTACCTTTTTGTGCCTCACTTATTTTTCTTTTGCTTTCTTCGGAAAGTGTTTTGCCTTTATTTGCCTCACTTATTTTTATTCTATGTTCTTCGGAAAGTATTTTACCTTTATTTGCATCACTTAATTTTTTTCTCGTTTCTTCTGAAAGAGGTTTTCCATAATTTGGATGATTTTCACCTTTCTTTGCTTCACTCAATTTTCTTTTTGTTTCTTCTGTTTTGGGTTTTCCATAATTATGATTTTTATCACCTTTCTGTGCTTCACTCATTTTTCTTTTAGTTTCTTCAGATGCCAATTTTCCATAATTAGGATTATTTTTTCCACTTAATTTTTCACTTCTTTTCTTTAGAGTTTCTTTAGAAGGTGATTTGCCATAATTTGGATTATTTTCACCTTTCTTTGCTTCACTCAATTTTCTTTTATGCTCTTCTGAACGAGTTATCCCATATACAGAAAAACCTGTAGAAGTTGCCTTTGCTCTATTGGCAAAATGAGGATTATTACCTACATCATAAAAGTCGTGTAAAATAATCTCATCAACATATGCGTCTTCTCTTGTAGCATAATCATCTTTGAGTATTATTTTTTGAGTTGGTTTGAATGTTTTATCTTTGAATGAACCAAAATATCTTATATCATCTTCTGGTAAGCATTTACATCCCCTACTTCCAATATAACCTCTCCCCCATTCTTCATAAGAATAATAGGTATAGTAATACTCCTTTGGAGTTTCCATAGTTCTGCTTCTAAATTGTGTTCGCAATACTATTTATACAAGAAAAGGTGCCCGAAGACACCTTTTCCACTCTTATGGATGCGAACACATTAGAGCATTATTATTTATAAGAGTATTATAACCCATCAAAGGGCATCTGTGAAGTGCTCTTGTGCCAGTTTTTCAAGTGTCTTCCTTATCACGAAATCCAAGAAATACTGGATGTCTTGGAAGTTCTTTTATTCCTTGTGGGAAATATTTGTATTTTACCAATTTTCCAATATACTTCTCTTGATTATTCCAAATTTCTTCTCTCATCTCATCGTTCAATCCACTACCAATACCAAACTCCAGTCCATCTAAAGTTCTTACGATTAAGGTTCCAGTAGTATCTGCGCCAACCATACCCGCAAGCGATGCAGAACGTTTGGTGCGACCAAAAGCATCCTTTTCAGCAGTATTTTGATTACTCATCTTTTCTTCAATCGCAATCAATTCTGCTTCATTATCCTCAAACCTTTTGACTTTGAGAAGTATATTATCATTTACCGTAGAACGACCAAACTTATAAGTTCCCATAGGGTCACGGAGCATTATACCCTCATAACCTTTATGTAGGCACAGGTATTCATATCTTTCCAGTTCTTTAATGGAATGAATTTTAGTTCCAGAAAGCAACTCATAATCAAAAGGTAGAGTATTTAGAGGAATATTCAAAATTCTCAAATAAAATGGAAGAATTTCATCGTCTGGATTTACATAATCAAAAACCCATACTTTAAACTCTGGTTCTCCTCCAATCGTCATCACAGCAGAAGTGGATGATTGAAAGGTATCACCAGAAGTTAGTTCTCCATCCACACCATCAGGAAGATACTGCGAAAGAAGTTCTTGAATGTGTTTATTACGAATGGGTTTGAATGTTCTGGATACTGCAACACCATCAATCATCAAAAACCGAATACCATCAATCTTTGGAGTTGCGATATAAGGAAACTTTGCCTTTGATGCGTCAAAGTTTCCAGCAAGAAGTGGTTTTTGGATTTTTGGCATAAGAGGTTTCTGTGTATAAGAGTATTATAGCACCTCAAGAGGCATCTGGGAAGTCCGTGTGCCAGTTCTTCAACTGTCTGCCAATTTTTTGAGTGCTTCATCGTATCTTATCATACACTCTTTTCCAATTGCTATGATTTTCTCCCTGATTTTCTCACTAGCATACTCTGAAAGTTGTTTTTTGTTGTTTCGGAGTTCTTCAATTTCTTCTGGTGTGAGATTGAGTTCTTCTGGTGTTGCGAATCCATCATATTGGTCTGGGTCAGTCATTCTTTACTCATCCTATCTAATTCATCAGCAAGACGCATTATAGCACCTTTTACAAATAATTGTCCCTTGATGAAATAATGTTTTTCTGCGGAGAGTTCTCTATCTGGATTGGGTTCTATGTTGAGACCTTCTACTGCCTCACGAAGAGCATTCGCAATAGCATTATTATTGAGGTCTTGAACAACAAAATCTACTTTTTTATTTGGGAAAGTAGAATAAAATTTATCCACAATCATTTTTGCTCTGGTCTTTCTACTCATCCTATACTCCCACACCTACAGATTTGATATGTCCACAGTTCTTACAACGAAGAATATATACTGGATATTCTTTTCTAGTTGTTCTTTCCCCCCCATCAGGATAAGACATGTTGAATGTTTCAATCTTTTCCTCTTCTTTTATGGTCTCCCAGTTATGAAAGCACCCAGACCATAAGAACTCAAGTAGTTTTATCATTCTAGTTTCTCCTTCATCATTCTAACACATTTATCCCATTGCATTGTAGCATATGAAGGTCGTGGGTCTTCCTTTGGTAACCAGTTCTTCACAGCATCAATAATTTCCGCAGTACAATCGTGAGAGTATCCTAACTCGTCGTGAATGATTTTATAAAGTGTTGGTGGAGGATTATTATGTTTTTCAAGGATTTTATCAAGGTCAGTCATTTCCATTCCCCAATAAGGTTTCTAAGGTCTTCTACTTTTATCAAACCATCATCACTAGCAAACTCATTAATAAGTTCTTGTACTACGGCAGAAGCACATTTTTGTAATTGATTAGTTTCATAGGCAAGTCCAGAATAGAAATTTTGTCTTCCAGTTTCTGGATGATTTTGATTTTCTGGATGATGTGGAAGATTGAAAAAAATAGCACTTGTAATTTTACTACTAGCAGGCATTTCTTTAAGTTTTAGTTTATACTCTTCATTTTCAAGTAGTTTATCGAGGACAGTCATTCTTCTATCTCCCATTCAGGTTTTTTGTGAATATCATAACTTTTCCTATGAACTAACATAAGAAAATCATAAAGGTCTTTGTTTTTCAAACAAGCAACCTGATGCTTTTCAACATTCAATAGTTTTGCTAAATCTGGAACAAGTTTTTTCTTATAATCATCAAACTGTTTATTTCTTTTTAGAATTTTCAGCAGATTATCTTGATGTTGTGGTGGTAGTTTATCCAGTTCTGTTTTATCCCACCACACCACATCACCAATACCAGAAAACCATCCGTGGCATTTTGCGTATCGTTCTTCACCACCAAGAACTATATCACTACCAGTAAAACATCCAATATCATAAGGAGAGTATCCATTCCAAGTAGCAATGTATTCCCCATTCTCAAATTTTTCTTTCCATTCGTATTTTCTCATCTTTTGGGAATACTCAAATCCATTCATATCTATCCAAGGTGTGTCAGTCATTTTAGTTTTACTGGTTGTTGGGGGTCTTGATACCAAACTTCTTTATATGTAATCCAAGGTTCCATAGTAGTTTCCTGTTGTGCCATCCAATGATTTCCATACTCATCCACAGCATCCAAATAATGAATTCCACTCTTCGGGCAGATTACTCGTGATACTTGTGTGAATTTTAGTTTGTTAGTCATAATGCCTCCAATTGATTAACAACTAACATAACCTGCTCTACATCCATAATCTTCCAATCGTCAGGTGCTTGCCAGTCACAATTATCATATTGAAGTTGGGATACAAGTTCTTTAATA